CAAATTCAGTTTTGAATACACCCTCAATATCAACATAAGAACCAAAAAAACCACTACTCATATAGTAATCTGACTCATCCTCTCTATTCGGAGGAACAGGTGAGACTACATTTGGAGATAGCGGTTCTGTGTTCTCAATCGAGAACCCAAATAACTTAGACATGATTTATACTATTTTATCTATTTAGTTAACCGTTAGGGCCACCTGCGTCAACGAATGCGAAGGATTGAACTTGGAAGTCAACTGTAAACTCTTCTATTGTATCAGAAGAATCGTAAGATAGGTCAATTGATGATACACTTGTAGGAAATATGTCGATAAACTCATATTCTCTTAACACTGAGTTACGATCACCAGCGTTTGTTTGTGAACTTTGTGTTGCACCTCTACCAAGTTGGAATACTTTGGCGTTCACCATGTAGGCACTTGGATCTGTTGCACCAAGATTATTCTCTAATTTTGCAATTAGATCTACCCATTCTTCCATTGCCTTCCTAATACGGAAGTCTTCATCGTTAATAATAGTGATACTCCAAGGTTCGATAGTTCTGTCTCCAGCAACTTTAAAAATACGACCTCTAAATGGTATGTCTATATTAGCAATAACTGAAGCAGGTAACTGTGCTGCTTTACACATATATCTGAAATTATCAGCTGGCCATGCAATACCTGCTGGTAAGGTAGTTAATTCTACCTCGAACAGATTGGGTCTTGCACCTCCACCGATAAGTTGAGATTTAAATTGAGAAATTGTCTTGTTTTCTCTTGTTGATGCCATGGTTCTTAGTCTCCTTTAGTTATTTATCTAATTAAACTCGACCTGCTACTTCTTCAAAACTTACGCCAGTTCTTGTAGCAACAAACGTTAGTGTTACGTAGTTGATAGATCTTGCTGGTTTTAAGAAGATGTCAGCTCTAAATTCATTGTTGTCAATAATATCAGGAGTATTATTGGATGTATCACAAATAACCAAGAATCCGGATAGACCTCGTTTTGCTTCAACATCTCTCAAGAATGGTTCAACAATGTTTCTGAAGTTTGCTCTTGTAAGTTCATCATTTAACTCGAAGAGTTGTGCTTCAGCAGCACCCTCAAGAGCTTGCTCAACTGTAAGGAACAAACGACGAACGTTAATTCTATCAAATGCAGATGCAAATGATAATCCAGTTTTATCACCAAACAGAAGTGTTCCAACTCCCGGTTTTGTTATGTATGCATTTATCCTTTGTGGATATAATTGATCTCTTTGGTCTTTAGTTGGATTATATGCAAGTTTGATTGCATTGTTAATCACACCTCTTTGTTCACCAGCGGGTGAGAACCATGGGAATGCTTCGATTGCAGTTCTTACCATAAGTCCTGCAGTGTCTCCGTTGGTTGGAACAAATCTAAACTCATTATTAAATCTATCAAACATGTATTTGTATCCACTATCAAATGTAACAAATGATGATGATGTAAGTGGACTATAATACTCAAGTAGATTATTTGTTTGAGTTGTTGAATTTGAAATGTTAACTAAATCTGCTCTGTGTGGCCCAATTGTTGCCATACAGTCTTTTCTTGCTTCAGCAATTGAAATCAGATGATTTGCTTTTGATTGAGATAAATCTCTAGTATTGCATCCTGGCCCCATGATTAAGAAATCAACTGCTTGTTCATCTTTATTTGATAAAGTATCGTATGCAGTTTTAAGATCTCCAAGAGTTGCGGTCATACCACCATTTTCTCCGGGAGCTGGAACTTTACCAGATACACTTGTATAATCAGTACCGCCACCTAATGAATATGTAACATTACCTATACCAGCGAATGTTGTATTCTGTGCGTTTTGACTCCATAATCCTTGTGCAGTTGTATTTGCAACAAACCCAGTTCCAAATCCTGTTGCTACTGGAAGTGTATTATGGAATGTATCTTCAGATTGTGATGGATTAAATCCAGCATAAATGTTGTCTGCTCTAGTAGCAATGAAATCTTTGTAGTATATTCTTTCAGGTGAATTTACATTTGAGATTGCATCTTTTGCTTTTGATAATCCAGTGAATTTCTCAAGTATGTTTCCTTGAATACCTGTGATTGTTCCAAGATCATCAACAACTGCAACGTGAATACCATCATTCTTACCACCTCTATCTGAGGCATACTTATTAGTTGTTGGTCTTGGTGCAAGTGCCTTCCAGAATACTGTTGAGTTTTCTAGTCCAAGTGTCTGTTGATCATACCAGTCTACTGCTGTTACGATTTCTGCAGATACCGCAGTGATTGGTGCGTTTGGAGCACCAGTGTTAATACCAGCACTGTTAACAAAGAATACTGTTGTTGCTGCAATACCAGCACCTCCACCCTCTGTTGTAGTTTTATATGAATTGGTTAATGAATTGGATGCATAAGATATTGGAAATTCTGTTCCAGCACTTGATACTCTGGATACAATCTTAACATCAAACTTAGAATCACCATTTGTAGCATCTGTTGATACTCCAGTAACGATTCCTTTCAGATGTCCTGTGAATGTTGATGTTGTTCCAGCTCCCGGTATTACCAGATTTTTAAATGCTGCAGTAACACCAGCTCCAATTGTACAACCATAGTCTTCTAAACTTGTTGTGTTTATTCCTATTATTTGATCTGCCTGATCATCTATCTGACAAACCTTTACACCGTTTGCCCATGATCCCGGAAATTTAGCAGAATAGTAGAAAGTCGTATCAGAAGGATGATTCTCTTGATAGTCGTCGAAACTTTCTATTTTCAAACCACCAGTTGCACCAATGACTGTTGTTGATGCAATACCAACACCTGCGTTAGCATTTCCTAAGTCATCATCGTCTGCTCTTACAACTTTTAGTACACCACCATATGATAAGAATGATGCAGCACTCATCCAGTATTCATATTGTCTGTCTGTGGAAAGTGGTTTTCCAAAGTTTTTAATTAATTCTTCTTCGTTTGATACCTGAATTGGTGTGTCAATTGGGCCAAGACGAAAAGGGCCTGCTATTGCGCCGATATTGTCTAATACATTATCTGCTCTTCCTACTGTTAAATCAACCTCTCTGACCAGTATGCCGGGAGATAATTGAGGAGTCGCCATGTTTTTCTCCGAGTTCTCAGTTTTACCTAGAAATTATTTATTGTTTACACACTTTAGGGAACTATTCATAACCCACTACCCCAAAATGAATCATATCCTGTAGGTTGTATATTTCTAGATGCGATATACAACCCAATATTGGTCAAAAACCAGAAGGCATTGATTATCCAAGTATTTCTCCAGAGATATTTTCTATTGTATTCTACAATATAAATGTTTCTTTCGTTACCAGTTCTTCTTACAATCTGTTCGAGTCCTAAAGCAACTATAAAACCGATTGCAAAAATGTAAAAAATAAAGTTAAGAAAACTTGAGCTTAAAAGTAAAAATGAAATCATCTGTAGTCCCACATGTAAGAGCGATCACCATATTCGTCAACCTTCCAACGATCACCCTCTGCATCAACAAAGGAATCGTCTTCAAGGCCGTCAGACATGAAACCGAAAGGTGACATGTCTTGTTCAATTTGGTTTTTTTGTTCATCATATAATCTCTTTCTTACATCCTGATCAGTCAATTCTTTGAAATAATCCTGTTGAACTAACCATGCATATATTACAAGACACATCGCAAGGTCATCATTACATCCCTCTTCTGCCTCAAATGAGTTATTTTTTTGAATGAATGTGGTAAGTTCACTTAGAATATTATAATCTGAAAATAATAATTTATCAGTTTCAATAATTGTTTTAAGATTAAGCGATCCAACCTTCTTGACTGTCTTGGACATCTTTACTCCAAGTTGAGTTTTCTTTCCACTAAACCCTTGTCCCACAACCTGACCAGCACGACCTCTCATTGAACACATTAATAAGTTCTCATATTCTAAATCATAGTTGATGATTGATGCAACCTGATCTCCAATATCATTTACTTCACATAATATAAATGCTTCATTATAACTCTTTGCAACATCATAGATTATACTTGGAAACAACATTGGTTTGACTTCATTGTTCCGATATTTTGCCACAACTTTATGAGGAAACTTACTGATATCAACTACGACAAAGGCTGAATAATCTTTCTCAACACCTCTTGCCACATCAACTGTTATGAGATAATCATGTTTCTGTTCTGGTTCAACATACACATCTAACCCTGCATTTGATGTACGTGGGTTTTCATAAACAAGATTTCTTAATTTACTTGGTGCAATCAATGTGTCAACAGATCCAAGGAACTCACACTCAAACTCAACTTTGAATTGTGCTTCTGATGTGTTTGCAATTGTTTGTTGTCTCCATTTCTCATCTCTTCCGGGAACTTCAGACCAGTGAACATCAGTTGGAATATATTCATTCTTCCCTTTCTCTGAATCATGCCACATACGGTAGAAGTGATTCATACCATGTGGTGTTGATACAATTATGACTTTTGTGCTTTGCCCAGATGATATAGTAGGATAAACAGAGGCAAAGAATTGATCAGCAATGTGATTCGGGATAA